ACGACTTTGCGTTCATGGAGCTGTCGAATGAATTCGTCGAACGCGTTGGGGCGGATGCATTCCTGAATGCCGATGATGTGTCTGAGAACAGGGGAACGATGGAGGGAAGATGCTTCATGGCCCTTGGGTATCCGGCGTCTCGCAACAAGCCAAAGCCGATAGCGATAACCGGAACTCACGCCGTCGGAAAGTCATGGGTCTATAGCGATTCGTGTCACTTGGCCGACAAGGTATTCAACGACGTCGGGGCATCCCCAGAAACGCACCTGTTGCTGAAATTTGGCAAGAGATCCAAAGCATTCTCTGGAGAGGTCATCAACTCGATCAACCCGCAGGGGGCGAGCGGCGGCATCCTGGTAGACCTTGGACGAATCGATCCCGCAATGCTCGCGCCATCTGCCCCATTCACTCCAAGGCTCGCAGGAATTCTGATCGAGCACCACTCCTCGTCGAAGGCGATCGTGGCCACAAAGATCCAGCTCATCATTGATGCCATTCGGAAGTTCTGAATTATCGAGCGCCATCACTTCGCAGGTGCCCTCACATACGCGCCAAAACGCGTTACGCGGAGTGACGTTGGTTTTTAGCATGAGCAGCGTTTTCCACATGAACGCTTGCCATGCACAACGACGAACCAATCTTCTGCGCGAACGCCGACCGGCCGCGCCACCCGCACCAAGAAATCGCTGATCTGCTCGCCTTGGCGCTCCTGCGCCTGCGCGACAAGGACTCAGCGTTTGATCATTCGACCGCCTCGAAAACAAAAGACGCGGTTGGCCTTGGCTTTCCTGCCCACCAGCGCGTGAATGCGAACCCTGATCAGCAACAAGGAGTTCGCGCATGAAAACACACGCACCACAAGTCGATAACGCAAGCGTGGCGGCCCGGGTCGCCCAACTTCCCCACCTCCCCATGGACAGCCTCTGGGCCCTCTGGGACGAGCATTTCGATGAGCGCCCGAATCACCATCACCGCACCTGGCTGGAAACCCGGCTGGCCTACAAGATCCAGGAACGTTCTTTTGGCGGCCTCAAAGGATCTGTGCGCCGCAAACTGGAGGAGATCGGTGAGACGGGCATCCTGCCACCTCGGCTGCGTCGCGAAGCAGATCGCCTGCTGCCGGGCACGATCCTCACCCGCGTCTATGACGATGTCGAGCATCAGGTTTTGGTGCGCGGCATGCGCGACTTCGAATATCGAGGGCAGCGGTTCACAAGCCTGACGGCGGTGGCCAAGGTGATCACAGGCTGTCCGTGGTCGGGCCCGCTGTTTTTCGGCCTCAAGACCAAGAAGAAGGAGGCCGCATGAAAACCCATCGCAACATGCCGGCCGCACCGGTGCTCGCACCACGCAAGCGCTGCGCCATCTACACCCGAAAATCAACCGACGAGGGGCTGGACCAGGAGTACAACAGCCTCGAGGCCCAGCGGGATGCTGGACTCGCCTTCGTGTTGAGTCAACGCAGTGAAGGATGGACTGCAGTGCACGACGGCTACGACGACGGCGGCTACTCCGGCGGCAATCTGGATCGCCCGGCGCTCAAGCGCTTGATGGCCGACATCGAAGACGGCCGCATCGACATCGTGGTCGTCTACAAGATCGACCGCCTGACGCGCAGCCTGCCGGACTTCGCCAAGCTGGTGGAGGTGTTCGACCGTAACGGGGTCAGCTTCGTCTCGGTGACCCAGCAGTTCAACACCACCACGTCGATGGGACGGCTGACGCTCAACATCCTCCTGTCCTTCGCACAGTTCGAGCGCGAGGTCACGGGTGAGCGCATCCGCGACAAGATCGCGGCCAGCAAGGCCAAGGGGATGTGGATGGGCGGCACGCCACCTCTTGGGTACGACGTCGTTGAGCGCAAGTTGGTGATCAACGAGCCGGAGGCGGACCTGGTGCGCTACATCTTCCGGCGCTACGCCGAGCATGGGTCGGCAGCCGAGATCGTGCGCGAGTTGGCGATCGAGGGGCGGACCACCAAGGCCTGGCAGACGCAAGGAGGTCAGTTCCGCGAGGGCAGGCCGATCGACCAGCAGTACCTCTTCAAAATGCTGCGCAACCGGATCTACCTCGGGGAGATCCAGCACAAGGGCACCAGTTTTCCCGGTCAGCACGAAGCCATCATCGATCAGGATCTCTGGAATCTCGCGCACGTCTTTGTCGAACGTCGCAAGCAAGGCCCACGCGATGCAGTCACGCAGCATCCGGCGCTGCTCGCGGGATTGCTCCATGCGCCCGATGGTCAACTGATGATCCACAGCTACACCCGCAAGAAAAACGGACGTCTCTATCGCTACTACGTGCCATACCTGCACAAGCGACGTAGTGCCGGGGCGACGCTCGCACCTGGGGCCACTGACATTGGTCCGCTACCGGCTGCCGAAATCGAAACGGCAGTTCTGGCACAAATCCAGCAGGCGCTGCAGGCGCCGGAGTTGATGCTGGCGACTTGGCGCTCCTGCCAAAGGCACCCCAGGGGCGCCCAACTTGAGGAAGCGCAGGTGGTCGTGGCCATGCAGCGCATCGGTGCAGTGTGGGATCAGCTGTTCCCCAAAGAGCAGCAGCGAATCACGCAACTGTTGATCGAACGGGTCCAACTCCACGAGCATGGCTTGGACATCCTCTGGCGGGAAGACGGATGGCTAGGGCTGGGTGAAGACATCGGCAGCCACCCGTTCGTGGGAGAGACCAGGGGTGCCGCAGAGGAGATTTACGCGTGAAATCGAATACCACCTCAGTCATTCATCCGGACAACCCAAAGCAGCGCAATGTCCGAATCGAGATCGGTGATGAAGCACGAAGCTACATCACAGGCCAGCAGCGGGTGACGATGGTGCCCCTGACCATCCGGCGCAAGCAGAACCGCAAAGTCATGACCCCGCCACCAGGGGAGCGTTCTGTACTCGGTGCGGGCGGCGAAGATATCCCCATGATTCGGACGCTGGGCAAGGCGTTCTACTGGCAGAAGCTACTTGATCAGGGAAAGTACGCCACCATCCGGGATCTGGCTGTCTCGATGAAGCTCGAACAGGGTTGGGTCGCTGAGGTGCTTCGCATGACCACCTTGGCACCGGACATCATTGAAGCCATCCTCGATGGCCAGCAACCCCGGCATCTCAATTTGCAGACGCTGCGTGGTCGGCATGACCAGATGCCTCGGGATTGGCAGGAGCAGCGCCAGGCGCTCGGATTCTCGATTTGACCTGCTGACCAGATCAGCCCCACCAGGACGGCGAGCCATGTGCTCGCCGTTTTTGCGTTCAGGGGGCCATTGGCGAACCAGGAGTTTCCGCGTGGTTCGCCAATGCGTCTCTCCTATGTTCGCCACCCAAATTCTCCAATGACACCTGTTCCTCAACAGCGTCAAAGGAGTCTTCCATGCCGACACCGGCAACCCCAAATCCCCGGTCGTCCTTCGAGGCGATCAACAGCATGTCACCTGGCGATCGTCGGGTGCTCAACGAGAACGAACTGGCTCAGCGCTGGGGCATCAGCCCCAAGACTTTGCAGCGCTGGCGCAGCGAAGGTCGTGGCCCGAAGTACTTGAAATTGTCCAAGCGGGTCAGCTACCCGCTGGAAACGGTCATCGAGTTCGAGGCTAGCGCGCTGCACGACTCGACGTCCGAACGTTCGGTTCGCTGATCGGAGAAGGCGATGAACGAAATCACCATCTTCCCCGAGCAATTGACTGCCATGTCGGACACCCAGTTGGCATCCCTGCCACCGGCGCAGCTCTGCGAGGTCCACCACAACCTTGCGCAACTGGTCGACTGGGTCAAGAAGGCGCAAGCCAAGGTCCACGCTGCCATGCAGCGCCGATACGCCGAGCAGGAGCGCGCAGTTCGCGCCGAGGCCAGTAAGGACTTCGGCACCGTTCGCTTCAACGACGGACTGGTTCGCATCACCGTCGACACCCCGAAACGCGTCAGCTGGGACCAGAAGCAGCTTGCAGCCATTGCTGAGCGAATCGCCGCTTCCGGCGAACGGGTCCAGGAGTACGTGGACATCGAGTTCAGCGTTCCCGAGTCTCGCTTCAACAACTGGCCGACTGCGCTGCGTGAGCAGTTCGAGCCCGCCCGCACCGTCAAACCCGGCAAGTCGTCCTACGACCTGGCCATCGATTCCGAGGACTGATCCATGAACACCAACAACATCTCCGCATTGCGCAAGCACATCACGCCGTTCTACGGCGACCACCTGCCCGAACAGATCCGCTACCGCGACCGCGCTGGCCGCGAAGTGGTCATCCCGACGCACACGGCCACGCTCGATGAACTGGCCTTCGCCATCCAGATGGCCGCTGAGGAGCAGTCCTTGGCCAGCCGCCGCCGCAACGCCCTGGACGAGCTCTACATCAACGCCCGCAAGTCCGGTGCCCTCGGCGCCGACCGCCTCACCGACATCGGCTGGAAGGAGTAACCATGAGCAAGATCATCCCGTTTGAGTTCGAGACGCACGCACTGCGCGTCCAGGTCGATGACGCCAGCCAGCCGTGGTTCAACGCCAACGACGTGTGCGAGGCGCTGCAGCTTGGTAATGCCCGTCAGGCACTGGAGTCTCACGTCGACGCCGATGACGTCCAGAAATTGGACACCATCGACAGCCTCGGCCGGACCCAGCGAGCCAACCACGTTAACGAGTCGGGCCTGTATGCGCTGATCCTCGGCAGCACCAAGGATGCCGCAAAGCGGTTCAAGCGATGGGTCACCAGTGAGGTCCTGCCGTCGATCCGCAAGACCGGCGCCTATGCGACGCCTGCCGTGGCAGCCTTGCCTGCGCCGACGCAGGACCGCGTGTCCTCCCTGCTTTTGATCGGCGACGCCGTGGCCAAGGTGCCGGGTGTGAAGGCTGGGATCGCCATGGCTGCCACGCTCACCTGCATCCAGGAGAACACCGGCCTAGTGATTGAGACGCTGCGCCGCGCGCTGCCGGCAGCCAATGAGCCGACCTGCTCGCACAACGCGACGCAACTGGGCAAGTTGGCTGGGTCGTCTGCCAAGGCGACCAACCAGCGACTGGCCCAACTGGGCTTCCAGTTCCGCAACGAACGCGACGAGTGGGAACTCACCGACGCCGGCAAGGCATGGGCTGAGGCCATGCCGTTCTCGCGCAACGGACATAGCGGCTACCAGATCCTCTGGAATCCGGCCGTCGTTGATCAGCTCAAGGAGGTGGCGTGATGGCACTTCCGATCATTACCGCCGACCAGCGCCTGCGCGAGAAAAAAGGTGTGAAGCTCGTGCTGCTCGGCAAGAGTGGCATTGGCAAGACCACACAGCTCAAGACGCTGCCCGAAGCCTCGACCTTGTTCGTTGACCTCGAAGCTGGCGATCTGGCCGTCAAAGATTGGCGCGGTGACTGCGTGCGCCCAACCACCTGGCCGGAGTTCCGCGACCTGGTGGTCTTCCTGGCCGGACCGAACCCAGCACTGCCGTCTGAGGCGCCGTTCTCCGAGGCGCACTACCAGCATGTCTGTGATCGCTACGGCGATCCGGCGCAACTGGCCAAGTACGACACCTACTTTGTCGACAGCATCACGGTGCTGGCCAGGCTCGCACTGATCTGGGCCAAGACCCAGCCGCAGGCGCTGTCCGAGCGCACCGGCAAGCCCGACACGCGTGGCGCCTACGGGCTGCTCGGTACCGAGATGCTTGGCTCACTCATGCACCTGCAACACGCACGCGGCAAGCACGTCGTCTTCGTCTCGATCCTTGATGAGCGCATGGACGACTTCAACCGCAAGGTATTCGTCCCTCAGATCGAAGGAGCCAAGACCTCGGCCGAGCTGCCCGGCATCGTCGACGAGGTCGTGACCCTGGCCGAGATCAAGGCGGAGGACGGCTCTTCGTACCGTGCGTTCGTCACGCAAACCATGAATCCCTATGGCTATCCGGCCAAGGACCGCTCCGGTCAGCTCGACCTGCTGGAGCCCCCCGATCTGCGCGCACTCATCGAGAAATGCGC